TGAGGGCGTGAGTTGAAATATTTCTGCTCAGATAGCTTTCAAAACCGCCTACAAGATTAACAGCCAGTGTAAGGCCTACGCTTGCTATTGATCCGGCCACGACCCCGAGATTATAGATTACAGATTCTGCAAAGCGTTTTGCGGCTCCTACTACTTCCGGGTCCGTGAAGATCTCCGCAAGATTCCTTTTGATGGATGCCAGATCCTTTTTCAGCTCTGCAAGCTGCGGTTTGTAATCTCCAAGGCCATCCCAGAAGCCGGACATAAACATGTCTTTAATCTTTTTCAGTAAATCAAAAACTTTCTGCAGATTATCCAGAAAAGCGTTAGGGATCTGCTCTTCCGTGAACATCGGCGCACTGCCTGTTCCTCCTCCACCGCCGCCAGCTCCCGGGGATTTGCCGCCCCCGCCGCTGCCGGAACCGCTGTCGCTTTTCGAATCCATCTTGTTCAGATCATCGAGAGGAGAAAGGTATTTTTCCGTTGCTTCTGCGGCCGCATCTGCCGCATCTGCCGCGTCGTTGGTTGCGTCCGCTACATCTTCCGCACTCGATGCCGTATCGCTTAGAGATGCCGCGTAATCCTTCTGAACAGCTAATGCTCGAGTATATGTTTTCTTACCAGACAGCATCGAAAAGAACATGCTTACGTAAGTTGCCGCGGTGCTAAGCATGTCGATGAATTTTGACAGAATCGGTGCAATCGCTGTAAGAATCGGCGCAAATGCTGTCGCAAGACTGTTTTTGAGCCGTTCCAAGCTGCCCCACAACATAGAGATAGCCGAGTTGGTTGAGCCGGATTCCTGCGCCAAATTTGACATTCCAGCCACAACCGCGCTTCTCAGCTTATTGAAAAGAACGAATAATGAGCGGATGCCTAGACCGTATTTTAGCAACGTCATAATTCCGTTTTTGGCATTTCCCGCCGCGCTTCCGGTCTCTTTCAGCGAATTTGCGGCTTTCCTTCCGCTGTCAGCCACTTTTTTATTTGAATTTGCCAGCTTTTCTCCGTCGCCAGCGGCTTTTTTTGTTGCTGCGCTGCTTGCTGATTTCGAATAATTATCAATGCTGTCTTTTACGCCGTCATATGACGTTTTCAGCCGGTCATTGATATTTGCCAGCTTTTCTTCTTCCTGCGCCAGTTTTTCCGTCGACGCTGCTGCTTCTTTTGTAGGTTCGGTATTAATCGTTGCAGTACCGGCTTCTTCCATCTCACGCATTTTGTTTGCGACCGAATCGTATTTGTCACGTAAAAAGTCAAGGTCAACCGCAAGCTCTCCCATTTCTGCCGTCTTACTTCCGTCATCATTCGACGACCAAAGTTCATCCCATTTTTCTTTGGTAATCGAAATTTTCTCATCCAATTTCGCAAGTTCTGACTCAAGCTGTGCGTACTGCTGGGTTGGAGTTTCTGATCCTAGTGCGGACGTGAACGCTCTTCCTGTTTCTTCAAGATCCTGCAACTCACCTTTTGCATATTCAATTGTTTTTGCGAGCTGGTCAATATCATACTGATAGCTCTTATACTTTTTGCTGTCTTCACTTCCGCCCAGCGCCACAAATTTTTCCTGCGCATAGATTAGTTTGTCCATCTGCGTCTTAGCAGACTCTATCTGTGCCCGAATCTCTTTGTATTCGTCGGTCGGTATCTGCTGTTTTCCGAGTTCAGCAACCTTTTCTTTGAGCTGTTCGACTCTTTTTTCCTGCTCTCTGTACTGATCGTTCAGCTTCGAGAACGCGTTCGCCTGTTTGTTGAGTGATGCTTTGGCCTTGTCTCCAAGACCATTAATAGACGAGATACACTGCCGCACATTCGCTTCCAGCTCCTTACTGCCAGCTTTTGCGCCGTTGGTGTCAATCTCCGTATCAATGATGATATAGCCGTCAGCCTGTCCCGCCATGCGTTTTTCCTTCCTACCGTGTAACTTTTAACGGTTTGTGCCGGTGCTCCGTATGCTCCGGCAGTTATTTTGATATTCCAAAAAGCTCTCTAAGAGCTGCTTTTTCTTCTTCGCTTCTCTGGCCGCTTGCCGATTTGAGATCGATGATAGCCTTATTATCCCTGTAATATTCCTGTTCCCACTTGTCCAGTTTCTTTCCTTTGGCTTTTTTATCTCGGATACTTACCACAGTTGCGAACGTGCCTTCCCCGATCTCCATGTAGAAAGCAAAAAAAGTCCACCAGTGCAGATACTTCTGACCGCGCACATCTTTTCCGGCAACCTTATTGATGGACGGAATAATAATGGTTGCATCCTGTATCCAGTCCATTAATTTTGGCCTTTTTCGCTTTGTGTCCTCTGAAAAACCGCAGTCAATAAATTCACATGCTTTTTCCGCAGCTTCTTCCCATTCTCCGGGTGGCATATCGTCAAAATCAATATAGAGGATAGCTAACATACTTATGACCTGTTCCGCCCTCTTTTCGTCCTCGGTCATATCTGGTTCGAAAATCTCGGGATCGTTCATACATTGCAAAATATCCAATACCACTCGATAATCTGAGCGTATTGGATATTCTTTTCCTGCAACGTTGAGCGATGTCGGAAGGCTCCACGCGTCCATTATTTACGATATTTTGTAACGTACTTATTCATACGTGTTCGAACTTTTTTCGCCCTGTGTTCGGTCTCAGTTTCGATCACGCGGCCGATAGCGTCAACAACTTCTTCGAAAAACAGTTTTCCAGAAGCAAGCGGAGAGAACGGGCCTAAGATGCTGAAAAATGATTCTTTTGAATCCGATCCGATCAGATAGGAAAGCTCATCAGCAACCATGTTTTCAACCTTTTTGATGTCCGCCGGTTCGTTTTCAGGCGCTGAAAAGCTGTTCAGATGCTCTACAACCTCATCATATCGCGAGATAAGATTGGTGTCGGACGGTCGAAAATCAAATTTCCCGTATACATGGCCCTGCTTATTTTTGATATAATAAGTTTTTAAGCCATCATCAATAATGATGTCGTTAATCTGCGGTTTTACCAGTTTATTGCTCATCTAAAAGCTCCTTTCTATTCGTGTGTGATCTTACGCCAGGGATGTGCTTTTATCGGAAGCTGGCGCTGCGCCCTCATTAAATTCCGGAGTTCCGGTTTTAAGAGAAGCTGCGCTTACGTATCCTTTGGTGAATTTGCCATCCTCGGAAACGGCAAACGGGATATTAAGGCCTGCAGTATCGCCGCCGTAAGACTGCGGTTTTACGATGACCTCACGCACGTACGCAAGATGATTTGTCGCCTCTGTGTCCTCCACGATGACTTCCAGCATAAGGGTTTTACAGGCATCGCCTTTTTTACGTTCAAGGGCGATATCTCGCAGTACCGGATACAGTTTGTTATCCGGGTCAGCATAGAACGGATCAGCGTCCATAGACGGCTCATATCCGTTGTCTCTCGTTTTGGTCTGGCCGAGAATATTTTTGGTTGTTTCGGTGTCCGGGTTAAGCTCTACGGACATATCCTCGATGTCGTCACCTACCAGCACCCAGCTTGCGGATGTCACGACTCTCTTGAATGTCGAATCGAGGTAAGTGGCCATTGCTTCACGCTCAAGTTTAGACATGTTTTTTCCTTTCTACCGCGTAACTTTTCGCGGTCAGCGGCTGCCGAATCGGTGCCGGTATGATTATTTTTTGAATTTCTTTCGATATTTTAATGACATGCTGACAACCCAGTCCTCCACTTTGTTTTCTGCCACCGTATCAAGATAAGATGGCGTAAGGCGGGTTATAGATTCAATAACTCTTCCTTCTGTAAGTGTCGGGTAAGATTCCAGATGATATTCTTTCCCATCCACCTGCACAGGCTGTTTTTCCAGCCATTTTCCGAGAGTGTCAAGAAATTCTTTGATTTCTGTCTTAATTCCCGGCGTTGTAGGTGCTGAACGATACACGATGTAAAACGGATAGTTGCAAAGCTGATCCACAATTCCTGTGATGTATTTCTTTTCAGAAGCAACCACAGCTCCACTCACCGGATAGAATGCAATCCCTTCATCCTCTTTGAGCGACGAAAACTTGATCTTTTCGGACGGCTGAAGTCCGGGAAAAGTGTTTAGAACGGTTTCCAGCGCTTTCGTTGCGATGTCGTATCCGTCCACATCGTATGTAACAGGTTTTTTAACCTCCTCCGGCACGTTTCTTCACTCCCTTCACCCATTCTTTGCCGTGTGCCGCTTTTGCGGCATCAAACCAGTGATCCGTAGCAGACGGATGCGCGGTTCTATCGAATTTCAGTGGTGTATCAGTAACAACTTTTTTTGCGCCAGGTCTCGCCCACGCTGAACGCGTCTCTGGATCAACCATAAGTTTTCCCTCGTACAGGAATCGACCATACGGCGGAGCGCCTGCACACACCTTTCCAGTGCCTTGCATGGATGCGCTACGCACTCTGGTGGTGTCTACCATGATTCCGTCTCGAAATGGCATGTACGGGATCATATCATTCATAACCTGTCCATCAAGCCAGAACTGCGCTTCCTGGAACTGCTTGTCAAACCTCGTAAGGTCTACCCTTACCTTAACATGTCCATTCACGACCGAAAAACTTGGGAAATGTTTCGTATTGCTCATTATTTTCCCCCTATTTCAAAATGAGGAATAAGCCTGTACGGACCGCCTACATTGCTGATGGAAAACACATTATCGTATTTTTTATTCATGTAGTCATAGAAGCCGCGGTCTACTCTGCTCGTATATTCCGCGTCTTTCACCACGCCGTACATCTGCCGTTCAACGATTGTGGCAATCGGCCTTTTCTCGTGATCCTGCACGTATGCTCCGTTATGGTCGATGGGGAAAAAATTTTTCTCTGGCGGGAATACAAAGTATCCTCTCCGCCTTTTTCCTTCGGATCTCTATCCATCTCATACGGAACCTTGGCACCACAGTTTGTGTACTCGATTGCACCATTTCCGAGAACGTACGTTGTGTACGCAGTGCCCGCTGGAAGAAGCACAACATAATCTCCTTCTTTTACGTCGGTTACATCGCTCTGCACAGTGGTTTTTGCCACTTCTCCTTCACCAGATCCGGCTGTTGTAACTTTTAATGCCCCAGGATCTGTTTTTGCGGCCTTGACATATTTTGCGTTCAAAGAAGCAGTCGGCATATTGTCATCAATCAGGACAGTGCGGCCATTCAATGTGGCGAGTGTTAAATCTCTTTCGATTCCTTCGCCGTCATTGTATTTCATGTACGCAATGAGTTTGAGATTTTCAAGATTAGTAGCAATCTTAGAATGCATAATTGCCAGACTGAATTTCCCTTTGTTGTCTCCAAGTGCCTGCTGAATCGCATTGTTCAGCGTGGTTTCCGCAAATCCTGTTTCTGTCGCAGACATAGAAACATCGTATGTGTGGTCATTAACAAACTCTTTGTTTTTCTGGCCAGTCATCGAAAAAATTCCTTTCAGTACGCAGAGTAACGTTTCCTGGTCTACGTCATCCCAGTATTCAGCTACTTCCTGCGCTGCTGGCATAAAGTCTTCTCCAGTGATATCGGAGGAGAAATCTTTTTCTGTCCATCCGTGTGCACGTCCAATTACAATTCTTCCGTGAGTGTAAGTATCTCTGGAATCAGCAGTGATATCCGTATTGCCGTCATAATTATCCGCAGTTCCGCCAATTCTTGCCTTGATCGGAATTGTGATATAGTTTCCGCCTGTCTGATCCGGAAGCATAGTTGCATACTGTGGTTTTTCTACAATAGCGCCGGATTTCAAAAGTTCATTTCTGTTGAGGTTTGGTACAGCATCGACATACGCACCGAATACTTCACCGTTAAAATTTTTGGTATCAAATAATGCCATAAAAAATCCTTTCTACCTATAACTTTCAAAAGGTAATTAGGTTAGCAACGGTATTACAAACATACCATCGGTTTCTCTGTTACATATACTGTTTAATATCAAGACCTGGATTTTCGTTCTTCATTTTCATCAGCTCAGCCATCGTATATTTCTGTCCTTCCTGGTGATGCTCTTTACTTGATGGTTTTGTAAAACGGGCTGCATTCTGCTGTGTCTGTTTCTGCTGCTGATCCACGAAAATTCCTGTCTTCTGTTTTCCGTCCTTGTCGGTAATCATCTCTGAGAAGATGTCCGAAATGGACTTTCCTTTTGCAGAATCAGCGTCCAGAGCTTTTGCAAGCTCCGCGCGGTAGTAATCAGCCGTAATGCTGTTCAAAAACTCGTATTTCTTCGCTCCCTTTTCATCTGTAGCCGTCAAGAAATCATTTACCTGTTTTTCGACCTCTGCCTTTTTGGCATCTGCTGCCCGTCCGGCTTTCTCTTCATTGAGCTGTGTGGTGAGGGTTGTTACTTTCGACTGTAATTCTTCAACGTTTACGTCTTTGAATCCCTCAAGCTCTTTCTGCACATCGTCCAGCGAGTTCTTGTATTCATCCCGTTTTGTTACCACCTTGTCGTAATCTGATTTGGTCCGATAGTTTTCTTCCATCTTCTTTTTCAGATCCGCTTTTTTGTCTTCCGGAATCTCGATTTCGAGTTCTGAAAGAATTGCTTCGTAATTCTGCATTTTCTATCCTCCTAAACGTTGTTTTTAACTGCCCGTCGGCAGTAATGGATTTAGGCAGATCAACCTCTGCCGGGGTAATGGGAAAATAGGATTCGAACCTATCAAGCAGTCCAAAGATCCAGCATCTTATGGCAGAATCAAGGGGGATGATGCCAGTTTTCCATTACTGTTTCCCAATTGTGTAATTCATAAAGCAATAAGAAACACGCCGCGTTTTCAGAAAGGTTTGAGGAACGGAAAACGCGGCATATTTCAGACACGTTCCGAGCCTTGTGCAGGCTCTTAACAGGATCCCCTAGAACGTCGAAAGGAGGTGAATTGAACATCAAAATGACTTACAAGCCCATCCCAACTTCTTTTCACGCTCCTATCATACTATATTCAATGTTTTTCGTTGTACCCATCTTGTCATCACGAATCAGCAAGCTTTCGTATCTGCTGCATGATAGCCTGTCTTTCGTCGCGAAAATCCGCATCAAGAATCATCGCCTGTAACATATCGAACACCTCAACCATCAGGCGGCCGACGGAATCCATAAGCTTATCTTTGTGCGCCGCGTCTCCGTGTTCCTGGTACGCCATTTTTGCCGCAATGTATTCGTCATACAATGCATCAATATTCTTATCATATTTTCCGTTGCTGTACTTCTTAATCAGTGTCTCTGATGCGTCCATCATAACCGCCGGAATGCTCTCACACTCCATTTTTCGCAGATTACACAGTGTGGTCGTAATCTTGAACATAGCATCAAGGTTATCTGTTGTGAGCTTCTGCATCGCAGACTTTTTTTCTCTTTCAAGCTGATCTTCCAGCACTTCTTTCACGTTTCCCATCATTCAACCTCGATTCCTTTCATGCGTTTTTTGTATTTTTCGTTCAATTCTTTCTGCGACTCAGTGATATGAACCATATCATAGCTGGTCGAGATCAGATCAAGAATAATTTTGTCAATCTCTTTCAGTTCATCGCCCACATCATCTATCAGCGAAGCTACAAGCGTGAAATCTTCCACGTTTCCTTTTTCAAGAAGCGCGGCGGCATAGATCTGATACACCTCTTTTGTTTCCTCTTCCCATTCCCGATACGCTGAAAATCCATCTTCTACAGCTTTCTGCTTAGTCCCTTTTCCGACAGATATGCTTTTCGCGGAGTACCAGCTATCCGGAATCATCTTCACTTCACCAGAAAACGCATTTTGAATCAGTTTTCCGTGTCTTTCGATGCGATATTTGCATATTTTTCTTCTTTCGATGCTTTCCGCGAGGTGCTGGTACTCATGAAGCCGCTTATATCCCTTCAATCCGAGAAAATCGAAATAGTCCGCGAGCTGATCGTGCATCATGATAGCCGCGATGAAGCGGCTGTTGATTTCCGAAAAGATAGCATCCGCATCTGTTACGTCTGTTTTGCTTCGGAAAGTAATCATGATTCGTCACCCCCTACGCAACTTTTTTGATGATGAGGTTCGCGTCTTTTACCAGTACTTCGGTTGTAGAAATATTTCCGACTGATACAGTAAGGCTTGTTCCTGCCGGTACAGGGATCAGCGTGTCCGCGCTCACATTCTGATAAGTGTTCGCCGTAACTACGGTATAGTCCATCTCTGTTCCTCCAACCGCTTCTCCGTTCAGTTTCAGCGTAAGCACGGTCGCGCCTGCTGCCGCCGCTGTTACGTTTCCGTTGAACTGTAATTCTACCGCGATAGGAAGGTTCGTCCGGTTCGTGATTGTGAAAATTCCGCTTCCCTCGATGTGGTTCAGCCATCCGCTGGAGCATCCACAACGACGGGATTTTACGCGGGTATTTGTGAATACAATATTCTGTCCTGCTGCTACTGTCTGTTCTGCTTTGGCAATTACATTTAACATAATTTTTCTCCTTTTTGAAATGAAACAGGGGCAAGCTCCACGCCTACCCCTGCAATTTTGCACAACTACTGTTTCGTAGATTTGGAATCTTCCAACATGCTGATTATTTTATTTTGATTTTCGATGATCCGGTCAAGGTACTTTCTGTCCTGTTCCTGCAGGTGTTTTGCGATATCCGCATTGCTCGCCTGCGATAGGTCGCTCTGATAATTCATCGCCTGCAGGAATACACCGAACAGGTTCAGAAGATCGAGCGCGGACAGCTCGCTTGTGCTCATCACAGCACGTTACCGCCATTTCCGCAACATCCGCCGTATCCGGTCATGTTGTACGCGAAATACGGGGAACATGTAAGATAAGCCGGTGTAGGTGTCGGGCGTACCGCATCAATGATTGTACGGGTCTGCGAAACCTGTGAAATCTGATTGTACGCGTTCTGCAGATCGCGGTCACGGTCTGACAGCTTATCCCTGAGTGCCTGGATGGTGTTTTCCTGCATCATCTGTCTGGTTGCGTTTCCGTCGGCCAGAATGCTCTCTTTGATATCACAGCAACACTGTGCCATCTGAGCCTGCATATTCTGTGCCATGAGTGCCGCATCATATCGGCTCTGCAGGATCTCTTTCTGTGTTTCACAGCAACAATTCTGCTGTGCCGCCTGCACCTGCTGTAAGCCGAGCTGATTGGTATACCGGTTTTCCAGTACGTCTCTCTGCGTCTGGCAAGCTGTGTTGGAAACGTTCTGATTGGTGTTGAAAATATCACGTTTCACAAATTCATCTGAAATGAAATTGTCCTGCACACCAGTTTCAACGCCGCCGCGGTTCCATCCTCCCATCATCGGGAACAGAAATGCCAGCAGAATAATCCAGATCCACCAGCATCCACCGCCCCAGTCATCGTCATTGTTTCTCGTTACGGCTGCTACATCAGCCGCGCTAAGTCCCATTGTTCCATCTGTCATGGTTCTTTCTCCTTATCCTTCTATTTATTAAGGCTGTGCACCGCCCTAATATCTTATTTCATCAGCCCGGAGAACTGCCCCGGGTCCATCCCGTTCTGTCTGCACATTTCCTCGAATACCTGCTTCGGGTTCTTTCCCTTGCACATATCCATAGCTTTTTTAACATTCGGGTTCGTCTGCGCCATCTGTTCTACTGCGGCCTGCGGGTTGCCCGCCTGTTTGAGCTTATTGACCATCTGCATAGCCTGCATCATCGCGCCCATCGGGTTGTTACCGCCGCCCATATTGCCTATCATGCTCATTAATGGATTCATACGGGTTCCTCCTTATTCTCCGGCTTTTCGCCTAATCGCGTCAGCAGAGCGTCAAATTCCTGCCGCGTAACGTATTCTTGTCTTTCTTCTTTCGACTGGCTCTGTGCCGGGTTTAGGGCTTCCGGCGAGATCTCGGCGAACTGAAATACCTTGAAAGTCGCGCTTCCCATTCCGTCCACAGACTTAACGTAGAACACAGGGCTGTTGTTATCCATCATCCAAGCAGTATGTCCAGGCTGGACAATCTGATTTCTTGCGCCCTCGATGCCAGCAACCTGTATCCAATTCACGTTGCTGGTCGGTGCCTGCGGCTGTTGCTGACTCTGTGGTGCATACATGCTCATCTGCTGGTTTCTCGCCTGTTCCAATTGATTGATTCTCTGCTGAAGCATTGCCTGTTCGTTCGCAAATGCCTGCGGGTCAATATACGGATACATATTCATCCCTCCGTTCTCTTTCTACTCATATTTTAGGCGCAAAAAAAGGACTCTGACAGTTCGTCAAAGTCCCATGAAATGCTTAAAAAAGTATCATCAGCATACTTTAATGATTTTGGTGTTTACGTTTCTGCTGATCCGTTTGGCAGTAGAAACAGAAATGTTCATTAGTTCCGCACACTTTTCGAGCGGAATATTCCTACTCCGATAATCAAAAAGTGTACGTTCGTCACGCGTAAAATTACAATACGTGCGAAAATATTCCAGCTCCGGTACTGTGAATTCATACACTTTCAAGATAAGCCCTCTTAATTTTTCTTGTCGGTCATCGCATTTACAAGTTCTTCCCTCGTTTTTTTTAAGCCCTCGATGTTGTTCCCTGTAATCTTATTTTCGATCAGATTGAACATGCTCCTCATTATCAGATTCATATCATCTCGTTGGGTGCGGATAGAGGTATAATCTTTCTCAAGTTTTGACTTGATATCCTTGATATCCTCCTCCATCGTCTGCATCCTCTTTTCCAGATCCCTCTCTGGCTTTTTGAATTTCTTCCATGCTCCGGTCAGAACCACAATCGCGCCACCTACTGTAGTTATCCAGCCGCAGAGAATCATGATTTGATTAATCGTCTCAATCATCTGCTTTTTCCTTTTTGCGTTTTTGATATCGCCGTGCATCCGCTGCGGCTCTTGCTGCCTGTTTTCGGTCCCAATGGGCTATTTTCAATCGCTCATCATAAGGGCGCAGGTTGTTGTCTTCGCAAAACTTGCGATATGCTTTATTTTGCTTACTAAGCAAATTAGCTTTTTGCTCTGTTCTACTTTGCAATTTGCTTTTCGTCTCGTCATCGCTTGCGTTGTCTATAGCATATTGCAAAGTTTGAATTTGCCTTTTGCTGTTTCGTATTCTGCGCTCCAACAATCGTTGCCGCTTCTGTGCTTCTTCAACCTTACGATTATCTGCGTATGAGATGTTCTTAGCGTCAAATGGGTTGTTCTTTCCGTCTCCCGATCCGAAGCTATGACGGCAATTCCAGCCACCCAGCCCCTCGCCGGTGCCGTATCCGGTCACCTCGTAGAAATTCGGGTATTTCTTGTTTTTTCCGGTTCGGGAATAGAATCGCCCTTGCCACCAAAGATGATTTCCCGGGTTCTGCCCGCCGTCTCCCGTTCGTGCGCCTACATGAGCAGAAACAAGAATAATATCCCAGTCCATCTCCTCCATCCGCGCTTCTGATACATCGCACGCCGCCTGCGCTATACCGGTGCGTACGATGGTCATGGTCGCAGATTCAAGGCTCTGCCGGTATCCTGTCGGGTACTTGACTGTCAGCCCCTCCTCGGACACTTTCTCGATCAGATCAGCCACCACAGCGCCGTAAGACTCTCCGCCGCTCAGAACCCTGTGATAGGCGCTGTCAAGCTCGTTGATAAAAAGTCTCTGCGCTTCTTCTGCGGTCGTCCGGGTGAAGTTCCGCCATGTGCCCGCGGTCGCCTTATAATCTCTTTCGAGCACACGCATCAGTGTGGGGGAAAGAAGAAGCGGCGTAGGCACCAGCCCAGCCGCCGTGTAAACTGCGTCATCCCACTTGAGCGTCTGTATTCCCGCATCAATGCAGGCTGATTTGATCTCTGATAGCTGCTGATTGGTCGCCTTTGCTATCTCTTTCTGGATATCTTCCAGCAGATAGCCAGCTTCCTGCAGTGCTTCGATTCTCCACTTGTCCGCCGCCGTCAACATGTAATTCTCGCCGCGTTCCATGCGGGTTAGAATCGCCTTGACGATCTTCCGCATGATCCGGTTGTGTAAATCCTCTGTGATGGCTTCTGCGCCCTCTGCCGCGTGCTGCAGATACTCCGGGGTAAGCATGTCTTATTCCTCTTTCTGTGCCTGTTTGATGATCTGGTTTGCTCCTGTGCTTGCTAATCCGCTGACAATGCCGACGGCTACCGCATTAAGCACGTCATGCGCCGGAAAGTCCGGGATTGTGTACATACCAACAACGCCAAGCACCGCTCCCGCCAATCCTACTGCGCACGGAATCCACTTGTTGCTAATATCCGTTGCTTTCATCACCATGCCTACCAGATAGCAAACTACTGTGATGCAGACTACTGTTGCTACTCCACTCATATCCATGTTATCATTCCTCCTTATATTTGCTATCAAAAAGCTCTTCCTCTTTCGGAGTGGCTTCTTCGACCATTGCCTTTGCGTCTTCCTCCGAGAATCCCTCGAACTTGACGAAATACATCCACGCCGGTACCTTTCCGGCAGTAACGTAGCTCCACCAGCGTGCACGATCCTCCTCGCGGTTGTACGTAATATCACCGAAATCATACGTTACTTCGTATTCCCCTGCCGGACTCTCGCCGTACAGATCCGCATAGACGCTCAGCGCGTAATAGACGGCATCCATGCACTTCTCGAGCTGATCCCGAACATCTTTGATATACTGGATCGTCCGCCGGTCATCGGATTCAACCTGTGTTGCCGTTACCATGCCGGTTTTCTGGTCAAATACAAAATAGCCGTTTGAGAAGCCCGCCTTATAGCCGATCTGAGATAATAGCGCATTGATGCCATTAACTCTTACCTCTGTGTTGAGTGTCGGGTTGATTTCCTGGTAGAAAGAATCCGGTCCTTCGCCGTAGACGTTTCGTACGTACTTCGGCAAGTTCGACGTTGCGGCAGCTCCCGGGTTCACCTTATTAACCGGCGTGCCAGCCGGAGACAATAACCTGTCATCTGCCAGAACGATTCGTTCACTGTCGTGGATTTCTCCGGTCATGCGTGAATATGCAATATCAAGGTCTTTCAGCTCTTCCAGCGCTTCGGCATATACCGGCAGGCCGAGCGGTGTTGACTTGTCCACGTTGTTCGCTTGCGGTGTCACGAGCACGCCGAACATCGGGCCATCCAGGCTTTCTCCGTTCGCTTTCATAATCGGCGGGGAGTCTGCCATAAGCTCAGACCATTTCGTATCTTTCAGCGCCACCGGATCGCCGATTGAATCGGGAGATTTCGACCGATACGCCCGGTTGGAAATATAGTAAGGGCGTACTGTTTCCTCGCCCTGCTTTTCTTCTGCAAATCGGTGATATTCCAGCCGCGTGTAGTACCATTTTCCTTGCGTGTACGTATCTTTGAATATCATTCCGGTGATATTCTGGTTGTCGTAATCAGTTATAAGCACTTCATCTGGTGTGAATACATCCAACGTCTTCCCATTCGGCTTGATGACTACCGTTCCATACGCACAGCCATATTCCACCCATTTTCGGATACTGAAAAACACTGCATCCGTCTGCTGCTGCAGCCATTCCGCCCGTGCTGATCCCTCGATTGTGATTTTAATTGCTAATGTCGCAAGCCGCGCCGTTTCTGAACTTAGCGATTTTGCAAAATTGATTGTTCGGATGCCGTTCTTAACATCTTTCCACAGCGGTTCTCCGGAATAAACAGCAGCGCATTTTTTAATGACCGTATCCATTACCGGGGATTCGATCGTATCAACGTTAAACGCCTGCTCCGCTTCGCTTCGAAAAAACATGCTTAGCCACCTCTTAATAGTTGTTATCAGTCCCATTCCTAGTCCTCTGTCACTTTTCTGCCGCACATCGGGCAGTAATTGACGTTATGCGGCGTTCCCTCGATGCTCCCCGCCGCTCTTGTCTCGACCATCGTCTTACGGATCAGCTTGCACTGATAGATGTACCGTGCACGCTGATCGAATCTTTCTAAGGTTTTCCAGTTTTTCAGCTCATCGCAAAATTCGCACATTATGCACTATACCCCCTGCGATTAAATAACGGCTCATACGCATAACGTAAAGCCGAGATAGCATGGTCGTTACCGTCTGGATATCCGCTGATAACGTTCCCGTCCTTATCCCGGTCGTATTCGTATTCCGTGATTTCTTTGTAAGCGTGCGGTGTCCGCTTCGGATCAATCACAAGAGTTCGTGCCTGCAGGAATTTGAATCCGTATTCAATGCTTCCCGGTCCTTTGATTGCTCCCCTGGCCGGGAGTCCGGCATCCCTATAGTCGTTTACGGACTTAGGCTCCGCGGAATCGCAGATAATCGTATAGTCATCATACCCTTTTTCTTTGATCCATTTTGCTGTTTTCTCATTGCTCCACTTATTCACGTATAGTTCGTCAATGAGATAGATTTTCTCCCGCGCCGAATCGTAGTAAGTCCGCAGGTAGCAATACTGATCCGGGTACCATCCGAAGTCAACGCCTGGATAGATACGGTCCATGTGGCTAATCTCTTCGTCTGTGATGTCTCGGATCTCCAGATACTCGAAGACGTTTCCGCCGTCTCCGTTCGGGATGCCGAGATACTCGTGCTCGTACGCTTCCGGATTGACCTCTTTTAGATGCTCCGCATCATCAATGAATTTCTTTCCAAGCCATTCCGGCGGCGCGTCGGTATAGCATGAATGGTGAACGACCCTTTTCGGGTTCGGAACGAGCTTGATCCGGTTGACCCAATTACTTTTACTTTTTGGAGGGTTGTAGGATGAGAAGTCATAGGAGATGTCACCACCTCGAAGAACCGACTGATTTACGGAACGCTCCTGTGCATCGCCTTTCATCTGGTCTTTCTCCTCTTTCCAGAGGATTCCTATATACCCAAATTCCGGCTTAATGGATTTCAGTTTTGTTTCGTCATCCAGTCCGCGAAAGTATATCGTCTGTCCAGTCTTGATATACTTAATTTCGAGCGGAGACACCTTAAACTCGAACTCTTCCATCAGCCCCAGCTCATTAATCGCCCATTTCATGTTGGCATACACGGAATCTTTCAGTGTCCCGGCTACCTGTCTTGTGATACACGCGTGCATCTGCGGGTTATTCTTGAGGATTTCAACGATTTTGAAAGCCACATAGGACGATTTCAGACCGCCACGCCCGCCCTCAAACACGTATTCAATGTTAGGCTCAATCCGCCGGTTGATGTCCACGAATGCTTTTCCAATCACCCTTGCAGGCAGCTCATACACCGCCGTGTCTGCTTTCTTGTCCGCCACAAACTGCTCCCACTTCTCAACAGCCATCATATTTCCCTCGATGGCCTTACTATACACCGACGCTACGATCCGCGCGTTATTGTTCGCATTTTCATCGTCAATTCCAAGCTTTGCGAGAGACTTTTTTGCCTGCGCAGGTGCCGGGTTCTCGGCTATCATCTTAGCCAGTTCGGAAAGGGTCTTTTTCTGCCTGCGCACCTGTCCAGACTTGATACCGCCTTTTCTGGCGTTCTCTCTTACCTCGCTCTTACTTCTCCGGTTTGTCGGTATTAAGTTTTGTTCGTTCGCCATTCCATCATCTCTGTTCCCTTTCCTGCAGCTTTATTTCTTTACCCAACTCTTTGTTTTACCGTCCCACCGAAAGCCTTTTTCTTTTAACATGCTTCGTATGTTGTAGGTTTGTCCCGAAACGCTGTTTACTTTGTCCCATCTGATACCATAGCTCTCAATTCCTCTGGAATCATCATAGCTCACAATACCATGTTGGATTTTGTAAGTAACATCCCGCGTATTGGCTTTCGGGTTGCTGTTATCGAACGTTCCATAGGCTTTTACGATCTCAATTCCGCCTTTTTCGTTCTTTCTCTCTACGGCATCATAGACATCATCTCTATAATGTGCCCCGTAGATTGAATTTCTACGGTAGAATGTCGTAATTGTCTGTTCTTTCGCTCTCGGGTCCAATGCTGATTGGCTTTTCCTGCCTATTCCGCTTGCCCCCCTCGTCCGCCCATCTAGGTTCCCTCCTTCTTGTATCTCTCCTGGAACGCTGCGACCTTTTCCACGTCCCCTTCCAGTTCTTCCGGAACTTTCCCGAAGAAGATCACATGCTCCGGTGATAATCGTTTCATCATTTCTTCATATCCCCGCAGGAATGCCGACTTTTTCGCCTTGCTGTTCTGCGTTCCCACACTGGATACTGCCACCACGCTTCCCACCGGCTCGCCATCAAAGCACCACTCGAACGAGCTTTCGTCGCTCCATGCGATCGTAGGTATTACACGCAGTCCATTCATTTGCATATATGCCGCGCACCAGTGTTTTCTGTAATGGTTGTAAATCTGCATGGCTTTCGGAAAGTCCGTGTACATGCTGAAATCCGGTGAAAGCACGTAGTCATAGTCTCTCAGTACCTCAATGTAACGATCCGGATTATTCCATACTCGTTCGAACTGGTAGTCATCCAGGAAGAAATGAACGCCTTTCCCGGCTCTTTTCGTTGTGTTGGCCGCGTAGTTGAATCCGATCCACTCACACGGCTTGTACTCTTCCGGCATAATTTCGGGGATTCCGTACTCTCCCACGCCGGAAAAGATCATTTTCTCGAGATTGTCATAAGTCTTGTTTGTAGGCATAAAAATCACCCCCATACTAATACACTTCTATTCTTAGTGTACTTGCATGGGGGCTTTTCGTTGTACCCTTTTTGTGCTTAATATCAGATTATTTTTCCGTTTCTTCGGATTTTTTCTCCGCTGATGGCCAAAGATCCACATCATAACCGTTTTTTAAGATGAAGTTTTTATCTGTGATGCTTAGAATCAACTCATTCTCTTTCGTACGCACCAAAATTTCGCTTATTTCTTTCCCTCCGATTATCATTCTAACTCCTTCCCGTGCAGAAGCAGCAATCTATACAGTTCCTCGATTGTCTTCCGCCTGTATCCCTGGAAATCTTTCCGCTGCATTGGGATGTACTGCACCTGGCTGATTCGGTCATACCCAATTCCAAGCGTAAGATTCGCGAACAGGGCACTCGATATCTCCGGGCAAGTCTTCTGTGCAGCCTGTAAGATAAGATTCTGGTCGTAGTCGTGCGCGTTTCTGCAATATGATACGATCTTATCCCCAAGTTCTTTCGAAATCCCGTAATCTTTCAAAAATGTGCCACGAATGCTCATGGTGCAGCTCCTTTCTGCGTTACGCTTCTTTTACCTCATCTCTTAACTGGCAGAATTTGTAGGTGACGCAATACTCTCCCACACTGAATACCGCAATATGTGTAGAGATATCAACCAAAGTTGCATCGCTCCACTGATACGAATTTACGTTGCCATCCGCGATTGACGGGCGGCGGATCTTATACCTGTTCCCTATCACAAGCTCTTCTTTCGTCATTCTGTCTTCACTCCTCCGGCATATCCATATACCAAGCTTTTTCGATTTCATCCACTAAATACACAGCAACTCCTGCGTTGCATAACGCACTCTGCGTTGCGATCATGTCCAAAACTTCCATTTCTCTTTCTTCTGTTTTGTAAGTTCCAAGCTGTTCGAATTGGTCTGCGCAGATTTTAAAACAACCTCCAACCGTCTCAGCCACATAAACTTCTTTCGCCCTCTTATCGTCATAGCATTCGCCTTCCGGGCATCTGCCGCTCCACCAATACAAGCATTTTTGACACACGCAGCTACCGCAATGGGGAAAACTACCGTACCGAGTTTTTAAATACTCGCTCATAGTAACTTGCTGCATTGTCATTTCTTATGTTTCCTGTTCCACTCGTTCAGATATTCCATCTGTTCATCGTCCTCCCGCGGGTCCTTCGGATGTTCTGGTCGGTTCAGCAGCCACGCTGCTGCTCCGATTACCAGCGCACAAAATACTACTATACATTTGGTAGCAGTGTTAAATCCTCTCTCTGTACTCTTGTGATGTATGAATATTGTCCGCAATGTGGGCATTTCTCCGTTTTAATTGTCAGCCCTTTTCCGCGCACAACCTCCGTGATTGTAACTGTCGCCCCTTTCCCTATCGCTACGCCTGCCACATTTCTTATATCGCGATCCAGCGCTGCTTTTCTTCCTTTCAGCATTTCTCCAGTAAATTTTCTCGGTATCATTTTTCTTTGTCCGTCCTTTCATGTTTTTTCTTCCATGCTTCCAAGTATTCCATCTGCTCCTGATCTTCCCTCGGATCTTTTTTCCGATCCGGCGGGTCAAGCATTAGTTTTGCTGACGCGAGAATCACCGCGCAGAACAGAACAATTCCGATGATCTCCATTCTCTTTTCCTTCCTTTCCGAGAATCTGTTTTCTCGTTTTATCCCATTCTTTCAGAAGAGCATCCGGGAAATCGTTTTTATCGTATTTCGTTTCTTTCATTCTTCCGCCCCTCCAAAGCCAAACTCTTTTGCGAGATCCATATCCTCAAATTCCAGCATTGCGCCGGTCTTTTCGTGCAACTCCTCGTACATCTTAGCCAGACCTACACTGTTCATCTTCCGTACTGCAGCAGTGTAGTTGTCCATGTACCGGTCAAGCGCCTTTTTGTACCCCCAGGTCTCATAGATCGCCAGTGCAGAGCACACGACGTTCGCCGCGCTGATGCAGTCCTCTGCTTTCAGCAGCTTTTCCTGTGCTTCTTTCTGGTAGGCTTCGGACAGATTTCTCTGCATCCTGTCCACCCATTTCCGCAGGATCTCGAGCTTTACGCCTGTGATCCCGCTCACTTCTGCGGCTGTCATCGTCTCAGGGCTTAACTTAGTTGACGGCTTTTTCTTCAATTTATTGCTCATAGGCCCTCCCCTGTCCTTTTCTTATTATTTCATCATCTGGTAAAAGCAAAACGCTACTGTTGCGCAGATAATTGCTGTTTTGAGTACTGATACCATGCTTAACCTCCTGTCAATGCCTGCTCCAATGCCGCGAAATCATAGTCCCGCTGGTTGAAGTTGTTGAATTTGTTTTCTTTCTGCTGCTTCGTCGGCTCTCTTTTTCCTGGCTCATAATTCGCGTCGAGATAATCCACGTAACCAGAATTGAAAAAGGTACTGCCGTACTGCGGCTTTCTCCAGTCCTCCTTTTCCAGCTCCGTCTTATACCTCTGAATTGCTCTCTCAAGCTCTTCATGCCCGATTTTAAGCAGTTTTTTCTTTGCTGTATCACTTACCTGCCCCTTGCCTTTTTTGTTCGGATACAGGCTCCACAACCGCTCGAAAAGAATCTTTGCTTCTTTGGTTTCCTCCGCCTTTTTCGACGGCTTCGGTTCTTCTGGTTCTTCGTGTTCCTCTTGCTTCTCCTCTACCGGCGGTGGTGTTTCCTGCTCCACAGCTTCTATTTTCGACTGTTCCCTGTACCGCGCCTGCCGCTTCCGGTTGCTCGCCCGGATCTGTTCCAACGCGGCTACGTTCTGATGTTCTTCCCATCCAGGGATCAGAAGCGTGTTTTCCTCGTTTCGGCTTATCATTCCCATACTTTCCAGCGCTTTCATGGCTACCAGAATAGTACTTTCTGGGAATCCAAGCTCATTTGCGAGCATCGCCGGAGTATACGGGATGTTTTCGGTAAGGAAAATATATCCATTGGAATTGCACCGCCCTGCCAGAGTCAGCAGCATGACCCAGATAAGAACGATGTTGTTTCCCTCCGGCAGGCCGCGCAGATACTTGATCTTTCGATTATCGAACATGTCTATCGACATCTTAACCCACTTAACCTCGCCCATCGTCCGCACCTTCTTTCAGACTCATTCCCGCTTCGTATTCGCGGAATATTGTCATCCAGTCGTCGAGTTCCATCGTGACTAGGATCTTATGATTGTTTCTCTTGTGGAATACTGCAGGCAAAACGTCTTTTCCACTTTCTTTCGCGTCGTGTTTCGCCTGATCCATCCAATCATAGAGCTGCATTCGCTCTTGATGTTTCGCTTCCACGTGGATCCCCGGGAGGCCTACAACATCGGATGCGTCCCCGGTGTTCCCGCAGTATTGCGCGGTCCGGCGGGACTCCGTGTAGCCATACTCCCGGAACTTTCTGGAAAGCTCCAACTCGAAGCGTTTCCCTTTCTGTTTGCTGTTGATCGGCATTTCTGCCCCTTTCCGGCGGCTCCAGCCAGCCGCCTTTTTTGTCGTGACGTATAAAACATGAACCGTTTTGAGATACTCTGTTGACAGTTCCCTGCTGGACTCTATGACTTCCCATCCGGGTTATCATCTACAACAATTCCGTATACGTGATACATTTTTTCGAAGCTCGGCATTCCGCGTTGATGTGCGATCGTGTGGTGCGTCCTGCACAGGCAGATTTTCCGGTATCCAGAATCATCCACCCGCCGCCGGTCATTTCCCATGCCGATTGTATCAACATGGTGGATTTCGCCATCTTTCCCGCAAACCGCGCATTTTCTGTGCTTGATGCACGCGTACAGGTACTTCCCGACATCATCCGCGCGCTCTATTCCGCTGTCTGAGAGTGGTATTCCCTCTTTCAGCACGAAATCCATCAGAAACGTGATGAAATCCCGCGCCGTCCCCATCGAACAGTCTGAAAGGGAGAAATACGGCTCTCCGGTCTCGATCATGTAGTTGCATTTCATAATCTCTTTCATCTCCTCCGGGAGATAGCCCAACTCAATAGCTATATCCCGGATGGTCGCGTATGCTTTCTTCCGCTGCAGATTGGAAATGTGCCGTCCATCGTCGAAACGCATTTCTGTGTTCGTGATGGTTTTATTTTCAATTTCTTCTTTCATCCTGCTTTTCGGCAGCCGCACTACAAGCCACGTATCACCGTCTTTTTCCACGGATTTTACGATTTCAGCCAGAGCGTGCATTATGCATCACCCGTTGGCATCTCTACTGCATTCGGTGTCTTTTGTAATTTTTTCATTGCTTTGTTGTACTGCAGAATATTCAATTTTTCTAATGCATCGACTCCAAATAATGCAAAAATCTGTTCTTTTCTCACACCGGTACGGCTTAATTCAGCGTTGATTCTGCGTACCATTTCCTCGTTAATTAAGGATTTCCCTGCATCCGCAGTTGATTGTTCATTTGTTTTTCGTGCTTCTGGAGATTCTGCATCTGGATCATCTACCATATCCGCCGTTGGAATGCAGAACACCTGGAAACAAGCGTATTTGTAAGCAATTGCCATTGCCTTATTGGTTGCCTTATCTCCTGTGTCCATCGCTTCTCCTACAATGGTCGATTCGACAGAGGAACCATCTTCCGCATAAAATGTGAATTTGATTTTGCAGGTCACATAATGCATCATTGAACCGTTTCTTGTTTGCAGTTCTTTCACATCTCGTTCCAGAATATTCGGGACGATTACAACCTTGTTTTTTGCAAGTGCCGGATGCAGTGCGTTGTAAACATCATCAATGCTTCTAAATTTGAATTTTTGCTGTTCATTCATTTTGTTTTTTCCAACAGCTCCAACATCCGTGATAACACCCGCTATAGATCTGTAGATCATCGGATATGTCGTATTTTCCGGCATTAAGCGTCCCTCCTTTCAAACCAAATTCCAATGCTGTTAAATGCCATCTCTACACGTTCTAGTTCTTCCTCTGTAGCAACCACCTTGTAAAAGGCTGTTACCGTTTGCGGCTGAGGAAATGGCAAGTCATCTTCTTCATCTTCAAGGGAAAATGGTACTTCCGGATCTTTTGTTGCAACTGCCGCCGCTTTCAGCATTTCTTCCGCCTTTTTTCGCTCTTCTTCTCTGGCCTTGGCGATTTCTTCGAGCTTTCTGCGTTCCTCTTCCCGCGCTCTCTCAATCTCAGCCTGCCGGCGCTGCTCATCTTCCTGCTCGCGGCGGATGCGTTCCGCCTCCAATGCCCGCTTTTTGTTGTCCTCGTATATATTAATCCGGGTAAGGGCGGCACCAAGGTCACGGCTCTTCTGATAGACCTGCAACGCATCTTCCACAACATCCGACTGCGTATTGCGGATAATCCCAATCTCAGAAGCAACCTTTTCAGCCATCGCCAGAAGCTCTTTTTCGATCTGTTTCAGGCTGGTGGTTGCGTTGTCCCACTTTTTCACATAGATCTCCTTGAGTGGCAGGTACTCCGCCCATTCACCGGCGCATTCTGCATACAGCGTCTCAACATCCCCATGACGCTTGCGGATGCGCTCTGCCTCCATATCTTTCAGCTGACTATCGATCAGGCAGATCGGCTCGTCGATGATTTCAAGAAGCTCTTTTGCCTTCTCCTCGAAGTCGTTGTAAGGCACCAGGCACTGCGCCTTTACTTCTTTCCGACGTTTCTCTACTTCTTCTCTGGTCTTCCGGAGAGACGCCAGTTCCGCCTTAGCCACGCTCTTAGATTCCTCAGTGAATACCGCTCCCTGATACTCCGCCATCTTTTCGGACAACTTAGCTTTCACATCCTCAAAGTTACACCGGATCACAGCCGGTTCCTGGCTAATTTCGATCTTTAATTCATTCATTTTCTTTTTCTCCTTCTTTTCTGTTTTCTTCTACTTTCTTCAATCCGAGAATCGCCGCGATTGTCTCAACCTGCGGGAATTTTTCAGATTCCAGATACCGGCGTACTGCTTCGATGTAACATGTTGCCGCATCTGCCGCGCTTTTTTCTACACTTACATCCAAGCCTACATATTCATACTTTTTCATTCTTCTACCTCAACAAATTCTCCATTTTTCATCGTGTAATAAGTGTCCTCTTTGATTTTTTCGCCGTCTACACGCTCTGTTTTTACGCAGACCGGCACATAGCGTCCTTTTTCTTCATCTTTCACCCATTCCGCAAGCGTGATCCAGCTCCCCTTTTTGCCTTTTGCTTTTGATCTGCTGCCTGCGCACATAATCACAGCGTCTTCTCCGGTGCTATTGATCTTCGCGGAGTCACCGGACGAGCCGATCTGCGCGTAGTTACCGGACAGATTCGTTCCATTTGACTCATATTTCGTTTTTTCAAGCGTGAAATCAATGCACGCTTTCAAAAAACCTTTAAGTCCGAGTTTTGCGCCGATGTGAATTTTATTTGTTGCCCGCTTTTCTCCGTCATTCCATACCTGCCCCAATGCTTCTACTTCCGCAAATTCAGAAAAATTTCCGTTGCCATCCACGAGGTCGTAATGTTTCAGAACCTCCCACGGGTCCTCGCAGAAGTGCATAACGCCTTTGTGGCAGCATCCCACACCGTGCTCCTCATATGTCGTGTTTTCCTCGTACTGTTTCCCTCCGTAGGAAAAATCTTTCTCGAATCCCTTAAAACCTTTCATTCCCATTGCCTTTTCTCCTTTCATGTGCTATGATGATGTTGTCTTTTTACGGATGCCCTTCGTCTCTCCGGAGGGCATTTTTTACATTCTCAACCACATCTGGAACACTCTGTCTTTCTTCTTTTCCGCCTTTTCGGCTTCTGTTTTCTTTCTCTTCTCCTCAGCGTCAACCGCCAGAAAAGCAAGATACCCGAGAATCATCAGTGAAAAGCACCAGAAGAACCCGCCCCAATTGATATTGCTGATGGCCACGAGTGCCGTAACCCATAGAATCACTTCTGCTGCTACAATTTTTTTCTTCAATGCTTCGCCCTCCATTTCTCCAGCTCCACTGTGTCGAACACAAGCGGGCTGTTTTTCTTCATCGGGTTGATTTTCCTCACAACCCCCGCCGGTGCGTATTTCTCGGCGCGTTCAAGTACCGCTTCGCCCAATAACGGGTTTTTCAGCTTAAGCAGCTCCGATTTCCGCATATACCTCGCCGGATATCGAATCCGGTTTTCTTCTGTTTTCTCTCTGATCCTGACCTCTCGTCCCAGAAACATAAAGAGCATCTTTTCCGCTTCTGCTTTCGTAATTTCTTCCATCCGGGGAACCTCCTTACATCACTAACACGGTCGCCACTACCGCCGCCAATGCTCCGAAAGTCACCAGCCAAGCGCTAAACCAAAACGTCGCCCGCTTTCTGGCTTCGTGGATAACATCAACCGCAAACTTCTCCTGTTTCGTCTCTTCCATGTTTCTCCTTAGCTCTGTAATTTCCGCCGATCACATTCCCTTTTTCGTCCAGCCAGTCCCACAAGTAGCGGCCTTTTCCTGAATTTCTCCACTGTCCAAGTCCCCGAAGTTCTCCGTAATTGAACCACTCTGTCACGGCTCCCGCCAATCCATCAGTCAAGCACTGCACCGTGAATTCGATCCACGCCCCCGCCGGGATGCTCTCGCTGTTTGCTAACGCCACGCGCTCGCCCTGCGGTGTCTGTCCTCTCAGCGGCCGCTCGCAGTTTCCGATCTCTCCGTCAAAATGAATCGGGATCTGACGCTCTTTCACGAAAATCAGCCCGTCAATCTCTTTCTTGTACGCCTTAATTTTCGAGCTTTTCGTGTTCGGGACCTTACGCAGCATTCCGGCCGCATCTTTGAAAAATCCCTTAATCTGATAGTCCCAATAGATCGGCACGCCCTCTTTGTTTCTCGGGAAAACGGTCATTGCTTTCTCAATCGTCTCTTCCACGCCGACTGCTTCGACCTCTTCCTTCTTGCTCGGCGCATTCGGTGCCAGAGACGCAATATAGGTCTTGTGGATCTCCTTATCTGCCGCCGCTGTTCCAAGAATTTCCTCGGTGAATGTTAATCTTACTTTGATTTCCTGCATGTTGCTTTCTCCTTTTCGTTTTTATTTTTTGATTTCGGCGCTCTGCCCTCTTCGCTGCGCACCTGCGTATCAATCCGCCGCACTTCATTTCCTTTGCTTGTCCACTCGACTCAACGAATTGCCCTGCTACGCCGTTGCTCATCCTGGCTTCCAGTGCTATTCCCTTGCATCACATTTCGATTCCGCGAATATCCTTTGCTCCGACCTTCGATTCCTTTCCGTAGCATTCCGGTTCGTTGGCTCGCTGTACCATGCCCTCGCTAAGCTCTACTGTTCGGCGCCATTCCATGGCTTTTCGTTGCCCAGTTTTTCGTAGATCCTCCTTCGCTTTTCAGCTCATGACGGCGCATCGCTATTCCATAGCCCTTCTACTCAACGTTTTTCCTTGCCATTGCACAGCAGTCTTCTCTTCTCTTCGCATTTCCCTAGCTATTCAATGACTCGCCCAACCCTGCCATTCCGTTGCACTTCAAATTTTCGCAACTCATAGCTTCGCTTTTCCCTAGCGTGGCCGTCTCAGCTATGCCATTGCGGCGAGAATTTTGTTGACGAAATACTTCTGACCTTTCCCCGTCACTTTCGGGGTGCGGCTGATCCGAACATTTCCGTTCGGCTGGGTGATCGTGGACTCTTTGATCTCCATAACCTCGAGATCCATGCTCTTCTGTGTCGGCATATTGTAACTGGCTCCGTCCTTCCGGATCAGATAACCGTTTTCCCGCATCCACTGGAAGAGCCGCTTCTCGCCGATGTCAACCCCGTTCTGCTTAATCAGCTTTGCAAGGTCGCCGATCAAGATTGACGTTTTGCTTGCGCTCACCGCGTCCGCGAAAATCTCTTTCGGACGCATCCGCTCAATGGCTCGGTTCTGCTCCTCAATGGTTTTCTGCGCTTCGAGGACTGCCAGAGCCAGTAACTCCTTGCCCTGCGGTGCTGTCTGCTGATACCCGCCGGTTTTCCGGATCGCTGGGAGAACCTCGGCTGTCACCCAGCGTTTGAATTGTTTTGCGCTCTCCAGCTTGCTACCGAAGATCAGCGCATACAGCCCGGACTCGTTGATGAATGTAAGCCCTCTGTTTGGGAAATCCTCTAATGTCGCGATTTGCGACTTTAGGAAAAGCCGTGCATCTTCTCTCGCTACGTGCTTTGCAATCGCATCCCGCGAGTTTCTGTAACCCAATGCGGTTGTGATGTCGGTAGCATTGAACCACGGTTCGCCGTCAATATTCACCGCCCGGATCGCTCCGAACTGGTCTGAGTAGAATCCTTTCAACTCGTTCATGCTTCCACCTTCTTTCTGTGGTCAAGAAAAGCTATTTTGCGTACTGAGCAACGCTTGCGATGCTCAATATGTTTTATATCTTTTTTCTTATTCTCTTTCTTATTCTTATTCTAGGGGCGTTACTGTGACGCTACACCCATGTTAGCGTAACGTTATGATAACGTTACTAAGCAAATTGCAATGACCCTGTTTGCGTTTTGCTGTTTAATATTTCTCGTTCCAGTGCCGGATGCGTCGGTAAAGTTCATCTGCCGCAGCGACTTTTTCAAGTTCTTCTTTGGTGATCGGCCGCGGCTCTCCGGCTTCCAGTTTTTCGATTTTCTTTTCCAGATCTGCGATTTTTCCGAACAGCTTTGCACTTGCATACTCTTCACTTTCCAGATCGTCCGCCAGATGTGGTAACGAAAGTAATGTTTTCAAGATTCCCATAGTCTTTACACCTTTCGTGTGTTATCCTCTTTATGAGGAGGTGAAATAATTGAATATTTCGAATGTTATCAATCTTGTATCAGTTGCTGTCAGTGTCACAAGCGCCATATTCGCGGCGCGTCAAACCAACGTTGCAAACCGAATTGCTCAAGAGCAACTTGACGAAACCAAAAAACCTAAACTCGGTATAGTCACTCAGCTCGAAAGTATTTCCCGTTCCATTCGTCACCTTGATGACACTGTAGAGAAGCTAAAAAAGATTGATGATCTGAACAACCAGTGATACGAGTGATGCCGCAAGCATAACCAGTGAGCCAATGTGCGCCCTTCTCGTACACTTAACGATTTTCTCCCATGCTTCGATACGACGCAGGTCGTCTTCGTCAAATTCGTACTCGTCGGATTCATCGAAGCATGGATCTTCTACATCTCTATTCACTTCTTTTCCGCTCCTTACGTTTTCTGTAACCGGGCTTTGTCCGCTTCTTCTCTATCGCGAAGTGCCGAAAGATAGATGATGACCATGTTCTTACTGTCTTCTGGCAGTGACATGAAAATATCTGCAAATTTCTTGCAATCTTCTTTATCTTTTTCTGCTACCATGTACTCACCTCCTTTGTACTTTGTACATTCTCAATATAGCACCATGTACATACTTTGTCAACATGTTTTTTCGTACTTTGTACGATTTTTTCTATTGATATTTTGCTCATTCTGGTGTAAACTATCATTAGACAGGAGGTGAAAATGTTGCATGAAAGATTGAAAATGCTGCGTAAAGCCTTAAACATAGGTAGCCAGCAAAAATTCGCAAACGATCTTGGGATATCGTTTTCGAACGTCTCAAGTTATGAGATGGGAAGGCGAACCCCTTCTGATGCCGTCATTAAATTAATTTGTGAGAAATATAATGTGCGGGAAGAATGGCTCCGAGATGGAGAAGGTGAAATGTTTCGTGATGTTGATGTAGACTTCGGAACTATATGTGCTGAAATCGGAATTGAAGACTTGAAAGCCAAAGAAGCAATTATGAAATATTATCATCTGTCAAAAGAAGACAAGGAACTTTTTTGGAAGTTCATGGATCGTTTTTCGAAATAAAAGAAGCAGGGGTCAGTTCCCCTGCTTCTTATTTTCCGCGTATAATCTTTTTACAAAGCCATAAATCATATC